CCCTAGCATCGCGCCGAGACCTCCTCCAGACGGGGGTGGGGGTGGGGCACCTGATGTAGGCTTCGATGTAGGAGCCGGGTTGCCTTTCGCCGGATGCATGTCGGGAAACATGTTCTTAAACATGGTCGTTTTCAAATGAAACATGAAAGCGCTTCCACCGAGCGCAAACATCAACTTCAACTCAGGTGGAAAGTTGGCTCGACCCTTGTATTTTTCATGGAGTTCTTCAAAGATGTCATCATAGTTATGAATGTCATCATTGACGGCCTCGGACCATCCGTCCAAGTTGACGTCAAAGGGGTCCAACTTCGAGTTCATGAACTCGATGCCAGTAACCAAGGTCATGAGCACACCACGTTGAAATTTTACGCTATTGTCGACCTCTCGATCCTTTTTCAGGCGATCGTATTCCACTTTCATCTCTTCGAGAGAGGAAGCCATGGTAAATTTTCGCGGCAACTTAATCCCCTTCTTCTCCATTCGGTCGAATTGATAGAGTATTTCTTTTTTCATGTTGACGATCTCCTCCTGCGTGAACTTCTTTCGCCCTCGGCTACTACGTTTGCCACTCGAAGATACCGACGTGGACACGGTGGTCGCAGACACCGACGACTCGGAATCCGATAGATCCTCGTTGCCCGACTCCGATTCGGACTTTGACTTGACGCTGCTCCCCACTTTATACACGCTGCTCTTCGAACTGGTCGACGAGCTGCCAATTTTCTTCATGTTGAAAAGAATATCCAAGTCTTCCTCCATCTTATTAATGACTACTTTTACAAGTTTTATACCTCTTTAACCGCAAGATTTTCAATGTAAAATAATGCCTGGAGGTAGGCATCGCTTAAATCGTCTTGCTTTTTGCTTCGCTCAAAGAATAGTCGCATCTCTTCGTTCTTGGTTTCGGTGATATACATTCTCGCGAGTGTGATTGCCAACTTCTTCTTCTCAGCGTAAGACGTTTTTTTATTGACCGGGGTCGTGTTTTTCTTCACCTTGAGTTTATTGCTAGCAGAGATGAGCGACACGTGTACGTGCATTAACGCAAAATATGTATAGATCGCAATTTGAATCGATTTCATCGAGGGATTTTTAAGACACGGTTGATTCTCGATAATGACGTGGGTTGGACATTGACCGGGCGGCCAAGTCGTTTTGAGAAATTCCAAAAGTCGTTTCATCGTTTCATCAAAATCGATGACCTCTTTTTTTTCCTTGAGTGAGGCGATTTTCCATACCTTTGGACAAACCCCATCAGACACAAGGATTTGACAGTACGCCAGATTAATGGTCCCGATGTCGAAGCTTAGCAAGTCCATTGTTTATTTTCCTAATCGTGCTATCTTTAAGGTGTGAGTGGTCGATGTGATGGATGAGGTGTCCTAAATGGGTCCAATAAGCGTCTTTCTTGGGACTGGATGTGACGAGCAACTGCGACAGTCGATCATAATAATGTTGTTTAAATGTGTGATAAGAGACCATTTTCTCGTCCTTCTTCACATAGAACCCGTGTGAACGTAAGGTCGGTATCAATGCCGGGTAGGATTGAGCGAGCAATTCTTCGGGGACCTGCCTCAACACGTCATACACATCCATGTACGCATAGGTCGGACATGTGATCCATCTCGCTTCCTCCCCGGGTTTGATGACATGGCTATTATCGATGAGCACACATGATTTTTTAAAGTCCTCGATTTTATACTCACGTAGGGTGCCCACTGTCCGATGGGCGATCTTCGCAACGTGGGTCAGAGACTTCGTGGCGCCGTGATTTTCACAATGTTTTCGTGTGAAGATGGGGCGATTGAATTTGAACCCAATGACGCTTTCGATGCACGGAATCAAAAAGGCAGCCCAAACAGGGTCGGCTGCCGTGAAAATAAACATCTCTGCGTGTTTATGCTTTTCTTTTAAGGTATCGATGAACAAGGCCAAATCGGGTCGCATCAGACCATTGGCGAGGTGCGCGATCAGATTCTTGCGATATTGGGTGGTTTTTAGACCCAAATGTCGGAGGATCAACCATTCGCAAACTTGCGGGGTGATATCCCCAATGATTGTTCCATCAACGTCGAAAAAAAACAGTTTGGGAGGCGCCATACTTTGACGTGCGAAAATAGTCTGCATGACTTAGCAGACAAAGCGGTCCCAATCCAAAAAACATTTTGGTCGATATTTGTAGTGATGTTATTTTGGATATTTTTGATGGTCTTATTATGGCTGATAATGACTTATCGCCAGATACAAAACGTACCTTTTACATGCATGTGCGTCTTTTTAATCTATTATTTGTACACCTTGGTCACGGTCCAAGAACGATTTCAAAACAACGGCACTGCGACCGTCGCACAGTCGTGTCCCAACCCTTGGTCATTAAACTCAAATCAAATCCAAGCATGGTTGAAACTTCCAAATAAGTTTAATGACATGTTTTCGCTCGAACTCGACCAACTCGTCGCGACGTTCAAGGGTCGGAAAGATCCCTTCGGTGAATACGTCATGGACGAACAAGTCCATTTCCCCGATCCGAATTTGAACGAGGAATATTTTCTCATCGATAAAACCCTCCGAGATTTATCCATCATCAATTCAAAGTTATACAACGACTTGATATACGCATGAGATCAAAAAATCTCACCATAATGCAGATGATGAAATTCATGAACAAAGAGAACACGATCCTATCTATCTTTTTGATCGTTGCCATTGCCTATCTAATTTGGAGCCTCTTCTCGGTTCGATCTCACAACGAGCACTTCACGGCCGATCAGCCTTCCACCGCAGAGTACAACGCCCGACTCTACACCATCAAGATCTTCGAAAATGTGATCGGGAGGAAACCGACCCCCGAGGAGATCACCCAATTCTCTAAATTGGAAAACGAGCAAGATATCTTGACCGCCATCATGGCGGCCAACACCGATGAGGTCACGAATAAGGAGCTGGAGGAGGTCAAAGATGTGACTGCAAAGGAAGCCGTAGAGGAGTCAACAAAACCATTGACATCATCCGCGGACCTCATTCACGCCTCGTTGAAGCAAATCGAGTCGCAAATTGCATTGATCCGAAATGCGATTGGTGTTGCTTAGTTTAAAAATAGAGTACTAAAAATGGATAAAAACCTCCAACAATCGAACATGAATGAACAAATTGAGACAGACGTGAACGCGTTGAGCACCACTCAATCTCAATACTCCGAAAAGGGTATGAGAAGCATAGCTTCTCGGTGCTCTGAGTACATGAACTCGGTGATCGAGGTGATCAACACTGCACCCAGTGCCATGTACGATTCGATTGTCGATGCGGGTGGCAACGTTGCCAAAAAAATAAGGACCTACGCCGATGCGCTTCAAGGAAAAGCGGATAGCTCAAACGTGGTCATGGAATCGGCACACTTCAAGTTTGTGGAGGGGATTCGGAACACAAATCCTAAGATCTACCAAGACTTGGTAAATTTTGCAAAAAAATATCCAACACTCGCCTACGACGATCAGCCAAATGCGTTGATCAACTTCTACGCTCAGGTTCAACATAAGTGAACTCGAGGAACTCAAAGATGTCTTTTTCTTCGCGGAAGCCGTGTTCGGGCAACGGCTTGGTTGGCTTCCCGCTCACTTTCAAGCCATGTTCGGACAGGGAGTATCCCATCTCGATGGCTTTGTTGCGCATCTTGATGTTGAACTGTTGCGATCCCGTAAAATACAGGATGGCAAAGGGATACTGATCCGGGGGCGTCATCATGATGTCCACGCGGCGGGCGGTTTTGTGGCGTGGTAAGCGTCCCACCCCCATGTACTTGGTTAAACCATAGGCGAGGTCATCCGATAGGTATTTCTTCGCCTTTAGACCTTTGATAAAGTCATTGTATAGCTCCGAGGCTTTCTCGGGTGCAGTGAGAATGATATCGATGTCTCCGGAATCTTTCGCCCCTCGCCGATAACTTCCCGCGATCTCAAACTTGCTACCCGGCATGCCAACGCCATCAAACACCTTCCCGATCAATTCGCGATGCTTGTCCATCTCTTTACGGGGGATGCGCATCTCGAAATCTTGATAGTACTTCACGCCCACCTTTTGGGCATCGGTCAACAAGTCCATGCGTTGCATCAAGTCCTCGATCGACTTGACGCCTTCCTTCATCAACTCCTTTGATTTTTTGGGGCCAATGCCATGGATTCTCTGAAGATCCGCGAGGGTCGACGTGGTTTTACGTTCTGCCTGCACCGCCGTCAGATCTCCCGTGGCGATGATCTCGTCGATCTTGCCCTTGATGCCCTTTCCAATGCCCTCACATATGGCCATCAACTTATCCGCCGATTCAACTTCAATGTCTTGATCTAGCGCTTCCAAACATTTGATCACTTTGTTATACGCGCGGAACTTGAAGACCAGGCCGTTTCTTTTTTCTTGGGCGCTCAACTCTTTCAACAAAGACACGATCACTTTGATTTGCATCCTTGCTTTAATCTATGAACGATGTTTTTATGTTCACTCATCATTTTTTTATCGCCGTTTGTGGTGTTTGGGTGGAATGTACTTTCCAACCGACGGCAACGGTTTTATTTTAGGCCCATACTTTTTCAAGATGTCTTCGATGACAAACTTTGACTTTTTGCTCACTTGCTCTTTGAGGTCAAAACATCGTTCCACGAATGCGTTGTAAATTCCCTCGTTGATTTCCGACATCTCAAAGAACAATAGAATCATTTGTATGACGGCATCTTGAATGTGATTCGATACGTTTGGCACGATATTCATCAACTTTTCAAAGAAAACATCTGGACTCATGATGTCTTGATACGACTTTAAAAAGATCAGGGTGATTTGTAGCTTGTTGATGGTTTCGTTCTTACATTTCAAAAACGAGCAAAACTCATTGTAGTCTTCATAATCTAACACGCGTAAGGATTCCACGATGCTTTCCATTTCTCGATGAAAATCAGCGACGTACGTTTGAATACACTCTGACACTTCTTTAGGATACTTGCCTGCCAGGGCCGTCACTAACGACATCAATATTTTAAGGAACGAGCCGTTCCTAGAACAACTCATCAATATGATGTTCACGATTTCTTCCACATTTCGCTCGTCCACTACTTTTTCTATTTTTTTGTAAATGGTTTCTTGATTCGCTTCCGCTATTTTGTTGATGTTGCTCTGAACTTCGCGCATGAGCTTATCGTGTGCTGTCAAGTCGTTACGAAATCTAGGCGGTTTTGCAATGATCAGATTGGCTCCCCCTCCTCGAAAGTATTTTGAGTTGTGGTTTACCCTTGCCGGATGAGGGCGTTGTTGAAAGGTGGCTTGTAGCATCCTTTCACTGTTCTCATTGAAACAGTCGAGGCTTAAGATGGAGCGTACTTTATCGTTGTCTAAGATGACCGGCGGGTTAGGACGCAATCGGATGAACGTGTCCCCGTCGATGATAATAAGATCACAACTCATAAATTAAAATAGAAGAGAAATTCTTAAGTACATAGCTCAGCTCAGCAACATATAAGGTGTTGCTCGCAAACTAATCTAAATGAGCGCATATGAAAAAGCAATCTCAGCCATTCAATCCACCATCTTTGTCAAAAAATCACTCTTTGTTTGTGAGAATGAAATCCAGGTGATCGATGTGTTGCATGAGTTGACCGAGCAGGATTATCCGTGCACCGATAAAATCGCCGAGTTCGACGAACGATACCGCATGTTGATCATCACTGCGGAGACCTTGGCTGATATGATCGACTATATCGACATGGATGAGATGACCGCCATTTACACGATGCTCTCTCCAAGTGCGACCTCTTATTTGGAGTTCATCTCGGTCATCGTTCAAAATAATCACATTGGCCTCTGGTGTTTTTTATAGATGCTAATTAGTAAAGTATGAAATACTCGGCCACCAAAATGTCTTTCTCTTGGCGACCTGCCATGATCGCATTGCTCGTTCTGTTGCTTTCCTTCGCGATCTCGTATGCTTTGAGCTTGTCACATGCGTCCAAAGAAATGTTCCAGAGTTCCGAGACGTTTAACGTCGTGTACATTTATTCCAATTCATGTGGCTATTGCACTCGATTCTCTCCCGTCTACGACCAATTTATGCAGACGTCCATTCCCAACGTTAATTCAATGAAGTTCGAAAAGGCTGAGCCGGGTGCGAGCCAATACATGCCCTACATATCGGCGTTTCCCACCATTTTGATCTTCGATGGTGGCAAAAGCAATCTCGTGGCATCCAAGACCGGTGCCATGACGCTCGACCAGCTCAATGAATTTGTTAAAAGTAGCTTATCTTAGCCGCTAGTGTCTTAGCTTTATTGATCCGCATTTATTTTTGAACTCATTTGATCGTAGCCACGGGCAATGAAATCTTCCAACATCGGCGCGTCCATTTTGATCCTCGTCCAATCTTCCACATCGATCCCATACGTGTAATCGATTTGGTCATTTCCAAACGGGTCCAACGTGACGAGCAAGTTGTTGGCCGAGGAGCACGCGGGGTGCGAGCTTTTGTCGTTTTGTCGATACAAAACTGCATCGATGATGGATTTTAGATAGGAGAGAAAATTCAGTGTGGAGGCAGGCACTTTATGAAACGACATGGGCGTTAATAAAGACACCGTATTCATGTAAGGCTTTGCTTCATCATGAAAATACTCGACCGGAAAGTTGTTAAATAAACCTGCATCCACGTATATTTTATCATCGATTGTAACGGGAGTCATCAAGAACGGAATCGAGATACTCGTTCTCACGGCTCGCACGATCTCCATGTCTGGTCGAGAGTCCACGGAGAAGAACTCGGAGGTCGCGTCCGTCACGTTACTCACGCACACCACAAAGTGTCGGCCGGTTCTTTTCGCGAGGTCAAGGAAGGTGGCGTGTTTGGGAAGCCGTGCATGCTCCAAGATGGACGCAATGAGCGCTTCGAATTCGTCGCCTTGAATCAACCCAAAGGTATCAAACAGATCAAAGATGCCATCGGTGTCCGTCTCCCGCTCGGCATAATCCTTTATTTCTTTTTGCGCAATCCGCTCCATGTCCTGCGAAGATAGCCCAATGGCCACCATCAATCCGACGATTGCCCCCGCACTACTGCCGACAATACATTTAAAGTGGTTCATCCACCCCACCTCTTCCATCTTTCGAATGCATCCGATGAATGAAACCGCCTTGAAGGCACCTCCTGACAAGACTAAATTGATATAGTTATGCATAATAGAGTGTCTTCGGCACGTTTTATGTCGTAATCCATCCTAATAAAAAATAATGAAAAACATTAGATCATGAAGTTTATCACCGCCCAAGAAATGATTAACATTCAAAAGAAAAAGAAAGAAAGACGCCAAGAAGCGTTTGAAAAAATATTAGAGTCGATTTACAAGAAAATGCAAGGATGCATCACGGTCACTCGAAACGTCAACACGCTCATCTTTGAAGTTCCCGAAGTCATGATCGGATACCCGCTCTACCACCTCAACGAGTGTGTCACCTACCTCATCGAATTCTTGCAAGGGAAGGGATTTAAAGTCGTCTATACTTTTCCAAAGACGTTGCAAATTTCATGGGAACCCAAGGTCCCACCTTCGAAGAAAGCAGCAGAGCCGCAACGACTGCCCTCGACACAAACTGGTCAGCCCGACCAAAATACAAAAAGAATTGTTCGAAAAGGTAAAAACACCACGACCGCTGGTAAATTCACATTAAATCTAACCTAAGCAACCGTTCGCTAGCTTATCGGTGCAATGACCTACCTATTTGAAGAATTTGCTCCATCATGAAGATGAGAAAGAATCCCGAAATGAGATAAATAACCAATTCGATGTACTTCTCAGGGGTGGTGGTACTATTTTGACGGTTGGAATATTTTTCAATGATATTTTTATAAATGTCATCTTTGCTAGGCACCTCTTCGAGTGCTTCTTGAGGAATGGTGGCCACCATAGGAGTCGTGGCTTTAGGGGCCGGCGGCATCGCCTTGAGACCCTCGCCGTAATATTGCGTCAACGGGTAATAATTATTGTCTAGATTGTAGCCTTCGGGTTCATAAGCGCTTTTGGGTTTGGCAACATTTCCTGTGTTTTCGGCACATGCGTTGGAACCAGATGGTTGATCACACGATTGAGATTTTCCGATGTATGCGTTCATGATGTCGTCCAACCCTCCCTCACAACTTGGATCGGATGGTTTTTTAACCTTACCTCCCCCTCCGGCCGATGACCAAACCTCATTCAGGTATGCATAGTCTGACATATTATTTTACCAGCAGAAAATAAGATGTCGAGTTTTGATGTTTCGAAAATCTTTTTGGGGATCGCCATGCTAGTGAGCAACATGGGCATGCGATTTGTGATTCAAGACGTTCAAGAGCTTTACGAGAAATTCTTATCCTCGAGCGTCTTGGCCCGTCGACTGATCGTGTTTTGTTCATTATTTGTCGGAACCCGCGACGTGTTGGTGTCGGTGATCTTAACCTTTGCCTTCACGGTTGTATCGATGAGTTTCAATAAATTCGACACCGTCATGTCACGTTTGAATATGCCTCCGGCTCAACCATCCAAATGATTTTATCAGATAGAATAGTAACCCTCTAACATGGATGCCTCGACGATTATTGCAGTGATCAACCTCTTGCTCTCCCTTGCCTTGATGGCTGCCCTCATCTATCTCTATGTATACGTCTTCAGAGAGGTCACGGCGTTGAATCTAACCCAACTCGAAATGAAGAGCAAAATTGGTGGGTTGGCCGCCAAAATAATATAATATGCATATGACTACTAGACACCAATGATGATGCAAATACAACTAGGGTACACACATACGGATCAAAACTTGAGACCGCGCCAAGAAGACCGCTTCTTTAATGACGTGCCAGTGGTCGGAAAAGCACGACTCTTTGGCATCTTCGATGGTCACGGGATGCTCGGTGGCCAGGTGGCCGATGTGTGTGTGTCGGCTTTTCCTTTTTTCATGCGAAGTTACTATCACACCAACACTGATATGGTCGAGACCTTTTTCAAAACCTTTCAGAGTGTCGACGATCAAGTACGAACGCTGGCACTTCAAACGCCTCATCTATCTGCCACTGGGTCCACCGCAATCCTTACCTTTGTTTCCCCGGCAGGCATTTGGATGGCGAATGCCGGCGATAGCCTGGGCATCATCGTCCTCGACGATGGCGAATGCCGAATGATCACGAAAGAGCACAAGGTTTCTGCGCCCGAGGAAATGGCGAGGATCCAATCGGGTGGAGGCGAAATCACTTACGACGATGTAAACAATCCTGCGACGGCACGTATATGTGGTCTCAATGTGTCGAGGGGTATTGGGGACCTATACGCGAAGAAGTTCTTCATCCCACGTCCGGACATTCGAAGCATTTCACCCTCCCTCTATGCACACGTTCGCTATGTGATCATGGCATCCGATGGGTTGTGGGACGTGATGAGGGAGCGCGATGTTCAAGACATGATTCGACCCATCTTGGAGGATCCAAAACAAATCACTCGAGGGTTAGTCGAGGTTGCAAAAAAAAGAGGCAGCACGGACAACATCACGGTGTCAATCATCGACATCCGAGCCTACCGCAAAAGCGGTTCGATCTTATAATAGGCGAGCGCACGCATCGTAGATATTCAGCGTGGCAAGAATGTTGAACATCACGGCGATGACGAGAAATCCAAACGGAATCGCAATGGCGAAAGGAGACACGTGACGCTCGACGACGCCATCCTCGTCAACATCCTCTCGCTCGCCTCGATGGACGTATTCTTGAACCTCGGGAATCGCAAAGATGGCGTTGATCTGTCCCGAAATATCCATGTTTTCATCGGCCAAATAATCGACCACGTCCTCCATTCGCTCATGAAGATCGATCACGTCCACACCTAGGTCGATTCTCGATCGAATTTCCAAGATGGATCGAACGGTATCATTCAGCTCGCGCTTCGTGTAGAAGTCGTCTTCGCTCGGCTCAGCATCTCGAATAATCTTGAACAAATCGTAAATGTACATGTTTGTAGCAATCTGAACTAACCAATTCACATGGCTTTATACGCATATTGCATTCTGCCGCTAGGAATCATATAAAAAATGACGTGACAATGCTCAGCGATAAGATCAGATGAAACTGCCCGCCTTTGAAATTTTCCATCATCCATTGGATCATACGTTCAAGTTTATGAAGCTTGAAAACGCCATGTATTCTGTGCATGGAGGTCACATGTATTTGGTGTTATGGCTTCGTGAAGACAAACCGCCAGATTATATATCGCTGCCTTGTCAAATCGTGGAAATGGGAGTCGCGACTCATGACTATCTGCCCTGCCTCGACTTTCTCAGAAATGTTCAGATGGCTTATACAAATGCATCCAAAATTCCAGTGCGTGCAGATTGTGAGAAGTTGCAACATACCTACCAGCAAATGGTTCGGATACATTGTGAAACGTTGCATCATCTTGAAAAAGTTAGATTTGACTATCTTTCTAAGAAACACTCGGCGCTCATCATTTGGAAGATGTGGTGTGTCGTGCTCGCCAATCCGTATCATCCATTTGGAATACGCCGACTAGAAAGAGAGTATAAAGAGCTTATCGAATCGTAACCGTTGCGGGACTTCTTCTACAATACTTTTTGTATGTAATCGTCTCACTTCAAATCGGCAAGGTTTGCAAGATGCTTCGGTCTCCGACATCCAGACCGAGCGTGAGGGAGAGCGTGTTTTGGAGCGAAAGATTGATCAACGCGCCCGACACTTGAGGTGCCACGCCGATGTTGTATTCCTTCAAAGCATCGACCATGCACCTATCGACCACTTGTTTTCCGATCGTGGAGTCGAAATTGCCAGGGGCGAGCACGTAAAAGGACAGGTAGAATCCGTTTTCGTTGGCCTCGCCCAGCAAGACGACGTCGTGCCCTTCGGGACGATTGATGAATGCGTTCATCTGGTTAAAGTGAGTGACCGTCAAGCACGGGGGAGAGGTGGCGGGTTTATACATCGTATAACCCTGAATAGTCACCGTATCGCCCACAAAGAATTCATTTTTGTCAAAGTATTTATCTAGGACGATTTTGATGTAAAACGTATTGTATTGTTCATATTCAATCTTGAAAATCTTGTAATTATCCTTGTGATCATTGAACAAAGTTCCGTTGGGCTTTCGAATGGAAAAGGTGAGTCGTGAGATCGCCGACAAACTCTGTGGATAGAACGTTTTTACTTCATCTTGAATGGGTCTGAGAATCACGTATCCTCGACCATTAGGGCATCGAAAAGAATTATCATACACGAATTGAGCAAACTGGTTTTGCGTCGTGTTGTTAAATCCGTCGCACACGTCGGAGATCTCATCAATCATGAGTGACAGGTACGGAAACGAGAGTTTGGCTCCACTTTCGTGTGCCCCTGTCTGATATCGTGGCATTTGCAACAAACCTTTCTTCTCCATGATTTCGTTTGGCACAATTAGGCTCGTGGCACGTATGGAAGCGACATTCCGATAATTCGTCGTGAGATCGGCAAAGTCTAAATTGAATTGGCATCGGAGCGGCGACGCCAACCAATTTCGATCGAAACCATTGATAGTGAGGTACCGGTATGCCACGTCACGTTTGACCGGGGGCTTGAGGACCAGCGACGTCGATTCGGTGATCCCCTTTTCGGACGAAACGAGAGGCGCCCCTTTCGCATCAAACATGGCTCGAATCACATCGTCATCTGCGACCGGGATTGGGACCGCTTCATAGAGTGCCTTCGGGTTGTCGGGGACTTTTGGCTTTTGCAGTAAAATGCTGGACTCGAGGTACGAGGACTTCATGTCATCGATGAGTCGATCAAATACGTCGCTCGGAATGGCGTTTTCGATCTCGGGGCTCATGAGGTTGGGTGTGGGTGGAGGTGGGGTCGGCGTCCGTTCTGAGATGATCTTATCGAATTGTTGAGAGACGTTGGTCATATCCTTTTGAACGGTGGATTGAGGCACCAACATCGTGGACGCGACGGGTCTGTTTCCATACAAGTTGGAATCCCGATCGAGTTGGTCGGTGTTCACCACGTTTTGAACCTGTTTCTTTAGCCTATACTTGGTGACATAGACGTCTTGCAACCGATTTAATGCCAAATTGTTCAGGTCCTTGATCTGTGTCGTCACGTTGGGATCGACTTCGTTGCGAACAGATCGCATCACGTCAAACAACCCTTCTGAAGGATCGAGGTCGTTTTCGCATCGCATGCGATAGGTGTCCCACATCCAATTAATAAATGCTTCCTTACAAACTTGAAAGTTTTGGATTTTCAAAAATTTATCCATGCTACTATGTTTGTTAAATTTTTTGGTGTTTTTAAAGCGCAAAAACGTGTGGATTAAAAAACTTGCCACACTGCAAAGGTTGAAGATGGAAAGGGATAAATTTTTAGATGCGACGACTTATGACTTTTCGAGGACGGCAATCATCAAGCCCCCTTTTCAAGAGCCGAAGAATGCAGAGGTCGGCCACAGTCACACACGAGTAGTGATTGACAGTCGGGATCGTGACCGATCCTTGTACCCCACGCCGAGCCAGTATAAGATCGATTTAGAATCGGACATTCAAGAAGTGACCTCGGCGGAGCTCTTGGTCAAAGAAATCCCCGTGTGGGCAAATTTTTTAATCAACAAAAATAATAGCAGCCTCTCATGGTCCATCGGGCTAGGTTCCGAACCGCAACAAACGACCATTCTATACAATGGAAACTGCGCGACACCCGGAGACCTTGTTGCCTTGTTGAATGAATCCTTTCAAGGCACTGGGTTTCTATTCAACATGGTGTCCAGGACAAATCAAATCACCATTCTCAACAATCTGGGACCCTTCACGTTTTACTTTGACGATAAATCGGATCTTGCGCTCATTCTAGGGTTTCCACCCAAAACAGTCGCATCCGATGGAGACCAACTCATCTCCACATTTTCGCTCAACTTGCTGCCCAATAAATATGTTATTCTCACCCTCGATCCTCAATTCTCGGTCAACAAAAGCAAGAACCCAGTGCTTCACAATTCCACGGCCTTGATCTCGTGCAACGAATGGAAGAACCTAACCTTGCCTCCGGTGAAGAAAACGTTTAATCCTCCGATTAATCGATTGACCCGTGTCGATGTTAAAATGACGGACTATTATGGAAATCTATTCGATTTTCAAAATCAAGATCATCGATTAGAGATCCTGTTTGAGAGCAAGAAGCACTTGTTAAAATACAAATCGTACGTGTAACACATATTATGATGGTCGGTCCGAGGACTTTTATTATTCTCGATACAGACGAGATCTCCACTTATGGATGCCATGGTCCCCGTGATCCACAAACTGACCGATGTGTTTCCGCACACCCACATAATTTTCATCGGTGAGCTCTAGACACAAGATGATAAACACCATTGAAAAGATCCCGCATTCCGTGTTCTGACGTTGATGCCGATCCGAGCTGAATTGAGCTCGGACGTGCTTCGGCATTTGAGTCTGAACTGACCGCATAAATGCCTCCATGTGTGGTGAGGGCGTCCGACCTCCACTGTCATAGTAGCATTGTCCATACTTGGGATCCTTCTCGTCAAAGCAACAGTACCAGGCGACCCAATGGGAACCTGATTGGTTATGTCGATCGAGGTTGATCACCATGCCTGCACTCTTTTTTCCTTCCTTGATTAGCGCTTGGATATCAAAGTGACACATGTTGGCCATGCCATCGTCCGTCTGGGAGCACACTTCACGTTCTGCAAAATCGACCGGGAAAACCCCTAAAAAAACGAACGTCGAGTACGCGTCTTCGTATTGTTTCATAACCTTTAAAATATCAAAGGTGTTCAACCATTTTCGAGGATTGGCCTTCCATTCTTTAGGCTTGGGAGGTTTTAAGGCCTTCTTGACTAGATTTTGATACATGCGATCGGCCTCAGACCCCTTTACCAAGTGGGTCTCGATCGCCTTCCGCAACTCGGACGGTGCATGTGACACCTTTTCGATCTGTTTAGGACCACCTGATTGATTATGAATGGCTGCGACGGTCTTCAATTCCGACAAGGTTAAACATGCCTCCGCGTGTTTTCGTGAGGGCGAGCATTGCGCGTTGTGACTCATGAAGCTCCTATATAAAAGTATAGGACTAAAAAAATCGAAGTTGATTTAAAACAAGCTGTTGATATAATATAAACCATGTTGGTATGGAAGACCCTTAAGGAATTCATTGATGCCCACACGGTTGAAAAGGGCTGCGACTTTACTCACACGAGCTTGAGTTCCCCTGCTTCATCGTTTTATGTCCCATCCGAACATTTAGAAAGCTTCTATAAGCTTTACGAAGAGGCCGTATCAAAGGGAGAAGACTTATATGTGACCGAAAAGAATCGTCACATCGGTCCTCTGCTCGTGGACTTGGACCTTCGATGGGCAACGCCCGAAGATGGTCTGGCGCCAGCGAATAAACTATACGATGTCGTCTGTATCAACCAAATCGTCAAGATCTATGCCGAGGCGATCCTCGCCTTTCTGACCCCCGTCGACGACTTTTGCCTCTACGTCATGGAGAAACCGGGACCTGTCGCCGTGAAGTCCCTGCTCAAGGATGGCATTCACATCGTCGTTCCGAACATCGTGACCAAGGCGAGCGTCAAGCATCTGCTTCGTCGCGAGGTGATGACAAAGTTGAGGCCGGTCATGGAATCCATCAAGGTTACCAACGCCATCCACGACATTGTCGACGAATCCATTATCGAGCGAAATAATTGGTTCATGTATGGTTCAAAGAAACGCGGCTCGTATCCTTACAAGGTCACGCACATCTATCGTGTCGACCCGAGCGATGGCTCCGTGTACGCGGTCGAAGCAGAAGAAGAGGATGAGAAGGAGCAGGAGTCCACGTGGATTCGGCTCTTCTCCATCCGAAATAAGCATCGAGAGGTTCCGGTGAAGAGCGACGTTCAAAAGAAGATCGATGACTACGAAGCCAAGGAGGAGGAATTGAGGCGCAACGCGATCGTCTTTAAGAAGATCGTTGGCACAGAAGTGAATCAAAAAGTGAATCGTTACGAGAACATCGAACAAATCGAGAAATTGGTGGACCTACTTGCGCCGGATCGAGCGGACCGATACGATGACTGGATCCGACTTGGATGGTGCCTGCGGAACATCGACAATCGCCTCGTGGACAAGTGGGAGCGATTCTCCTCCACAAGTCGCAAGTACAAGGCGGGAGAGTGCGGTCGTGTGTGGATCCGAATGAGAGAGGGCGCGTTGGGCATCGGGTCGCTTCATCTCTGGGCGAAATCCGACAACCCCGCTGGCTATGCGGAACTCATCAAGACCGACCTCAAGAATCTATTGTATCAAAGCACATCGGGAACTGAGTACGACGTGGCGAAAGTCGTGCATCAGATCTACCAACACGACTATGTGTGCGGATCCTATAAGCATCGTTGTTGGTACGAGTTCAAGAATCATCGCTGGGTCTTGACCGACACGGGTGTGAGTCTCCGCTTGAAGCTTTCCCACGAGGTTTGGATGAAATACAAGGAGGAGTCGGTGGAGTACACGCATCGCGCCATGTCCACACAGAACGCACAAGATCAGCAAAAAGCAGAAGAGACCGCGAAAAAGTTGATGGAAATCAGTTACAAGTTGCGCAAGAGTTCATTCAAAGAAAACGTGATGAAGGAGTGCTCCGAGTTGTTTTACTCGGACAAGTTTGAGGAGAAACTGGACTCGAACACACACCTCATTGGATTCTTGAACGGCGTCTATGATCTGGAGAAGCACGAGTTTCGGGACGGTCGTCCCGACGACTTCATTTCGTTTTGCACATGGACAAACTACCATCCTTATGACCCGAACAACAAGGTCTCGCAGGACGTCGAGGAGTATCTCGCTCAGGTGCTCACAAACAAGTCGGTTCGTGACTATGTGTTGAAGTTGTTCTCGACCTTCATCTCGGGTCAGATCAAGGAGCAAAAGTTCTACATATGGACCGGCTCTGGATCGAATTCCAAGAGTAAGTTGGTCGAGCTATATGAGAAATCGATGGGCGATTATTGTTGCAAGTTTCCCATCACGCTACTGACGCAGAAGCGCACGGCCTCGAATGCGGCCAACTCAGAGTTGGCGAGGGCCAAGGGAAAACGCTTCGCTTGTCTGCAGGAGCCGAGCGAGGACGAACGGATCAACATCGGACTGATGAAGGAGTTGTCAGGTGGTGACAAGATCATGGCGCGTGCGATGTACAAGGAACCGATCGAGTTTTATCCTCAATTCAAGATGTTGTTGTTGTGCAATCACCTACCTCATGTTCCAAGTGATGACGGTGGCACCTGGCGAAGGATTCGGGTGGTCGAATTCACCAGTAAGTTCGTGGAGTCTCCCAATCCCGAGGATCCGAACGAGTTCCCGATCGACTACTCCCTTTCTGAAAAGATGGACGGGTGGTACGAATATTTCTCCTCTCTGTTGGTGCACATGTATCGTCGATATCAAATCGAAGGGTTGTCCGAGCCCGCCGAAGTGATGAAGTGTACTACCGATTACAAGTCTCAGAACGATCACATGTCGCATTTCCTGATGACACATGTCGAAAAGAAAGAGGGCGCATTCCTCACGTTGGATGAAACGCATGCAGAGCTCCGAGGTTGGATCAAGGAAGATGGCATTCCCTTGCGGTTGATGAGCAAGCCGGACCTAGACCGCTATTTGAGCAAGCACCTCGCCAAATGCACCACGCACAACCACGCCCGCGGATACAAAGGCTACCAGCTAAAGTCGTCCTTCGCTGCGAATAATGCGCTAGGAGACTAGGTGTAGCTAGTTTGAAAGCAATGCAATTTTTTATTCGTTATCTGGTTCTCGGTACCAGATATTGCGTAGACCTATATCATCTGGATCAGACGTAACAAACCAAAATGGTTCAGCCCATTCATCCCATTCCTCTTCATAAGAATTAGCTCGGTCATTGATTTCATTTATTAACTCTTGTTCTCTATCTAATTTCCATTGAGTAATATTATATATTCCACCGTCGAAGAACCAAGTGACATCTACACCCCCGCCGTGGCGGTGGGTTAAACGTCCAACTTTTTCAACCTATTGGAAATTATCAATATTTATAGTGATTTGCTTTTAAAAAGTATTTATTGTTTATAATTTTGCAGACTCTATCAGTTAAGTCCAACTTGAACCAAGCCAACTATTCCATTGTTCTTCATAAAAGTTAGCATTAGAATTGATTTGATTTATCAACTCTTGTTCTCTATCTATTTTCCACTGAGAAAAATTATCACCGTCAAATAACCAATTTCTATCTACATCCCCCGCTCGAACAAAATTGTTGTTTTGCCACCCCGCAACAAAGCGCCAACAGTATCGTATAATGCGTCGATCTTTAATCGAATCAAGTAAATTATTAGCATTGTAATAATCATTTGGATCAGTATGGTCGTACCATTGTGGGTCAGGCCAGCCATCAGTACTCCATTCCTGCCATTCCTGTTCATAAGAATTAGCTCGGTCATTGAATTCATTTATTAACTCTTGTTGTCTATCTAATTTCCATTGAGTAATATTATATATTCCACCGTCGAAGAACCAAGTGACCTCTACAGACCCGCCATTCACATAATCGCGGTTTAGCCACCATGACTGTAAGGTCAAATAGCCAATAGCCGCTGGGCTCGCAATATCACTATTATTTTTAAATTGTGATAACTGGATCGGTAATCCAGTTGGTACATTATTGACATTATTATCGTTGGTTTTTACGTAGGTTCCATTTTTTATTAAATGCGATAAGCGTGTTGGAGTCCCACGAAGGGTTGTAAAAGTGCCTATTATTGTGTTTAAACTCACACTCATATTTATATATATTTATATATAAATCACTCGCCACCCCTATTTTTATATTGCCGCTGTTCCTAGTCTTCGGATTGAGCTTTTTTATTCCATAAACGTAATGAGGATATGTCCTCATAATGAGTCCAACTTTTCAACCTATTGAAATTATCAATATTTATAGTGATTTGCTATAAAAAAGAATTTATTGTTTATAATTTTGCAGACTGAATCAGTTAGTCCAACTTGAACCAAGCCAACCATGCCATTGTTCTTCATAAAAGTTAACATTAGCATTGATTTCATTTATCAACTCTTGTTCTCTATCTATTTTCCACTGAGTAAAATTATAAATTCCACCGTCAAAGAACCAAGTTCTATCTACATCCCCTGCTCGAACAAGATCGTTGTTTTCCCACCCCGCAACAAAGCGCCAATAGCCCATAGTCGCTGGGCTCGCAATAACACTATTATTTTTAAATTGTGATAACTGGATCGGTAATCCAGTTGGTACATTATTGACATTATTATCGTTGGCTTTTACGTAGGTTCCATTTTTTATTAATTGCGATAAACGTGTTGGAGTCCCACGAAGGGTTGTAAAATCGTTTAATATTGCTTTTAAACTAATATTACTCATATTTATATATACAAATATATAGTCGAGCGATCATGAAACGCATGATCATCGCATGCCCGTTCAATTTTTTCTGTAAAAAATAAAATAAATCTGATCAAAATTTAATCTTGCCGTGCTCCTTCACTTTTTCTTTGTTTTTTTTGGCCTGCTCGATTTGTGCCGGAGAGAGTTCTTTCACGGTGACTGGTGTTTGTGGAGTCACACGGACGCTCGGGCGACATAATGGATACGTCCCTACAGCAACCTTTCGTCCACAAGGTTCATAATTTCCATCAGATCGTGGACGTGTCAAATCGACCCATTTTTCTTCAAACCATCGAGAAAGTGGCTTTACCTCAACCCCATTGGACACGGTCACCGTAGAATACGTGCCGCCGCGCTCTTTATACGTTTTCACAAGCCATCCGGACTTATAGGCTGACGGCACTTTATATCTTTCGTCGGCTTCTTTTTTCACTTGTGCATACAAGATTAGGTTGTCTGGCTTGGATGGCATACCCTATACAAATCATCACATAAAAAAACGAAAGGTAGTTTATTCAAGCGGTTGTCATGAGTCACCTTAGAAGCGCCAACGAAAAGCAGCAACAGATCGCAAATGCATTAGAGACCCTACATGCCATGATGTTGGATCGAGGCATCGTGTTTGACGAGTTGTTGCATGAGGAAGACTATCCAGCAGATTCAATCTTTCATTTTCAAAAAGATTCGAACATCGTCCTGTTTTTCTTGAACGGAAAGGCGTGGAAAGAGATCGTGGCATACGTGGAGGATCGTGAATGGGACAAGGACTGGTACTACTTGATTGTGGTCAAAGACCCCTCCGATTTGAAGAAAAACAAAGACCAGGCGCTTACCCACTATCAAACATTCACCTTGTTGGAGTTACAGTTCAACATCTCCGCGCACGAATTGGTGCCTAAACACGAATTGATCACAAATGAGGAAGAGATCAATAACGTCTTGACCATGTACCAGGTTAAGAAAACCCAGTTGCCTCAGATTCAAAAGACGGATCCCATGAGTCGCTACTTGAACGCCAAGGTCGGACAGATGATCAAGGTGACACGGGTGTCACCCACATGTGGAACATCGATTGTATATAGGTCTGTGGTGTGAGGTAAAAATCTGAATTAAAGTAAAGATGTCGGATGCCGTGTTTTATCAAAATCAATTCAATTCGATTGTGCAAACGTTCGAACACTTTCAATTCTCGACTGGGTTTCCCATTTTTTTATGCAATCGTTTGTGCAACACAGATGCAACGAGTGTCCCCATCGTGCAAAAGTTCATGACGGACATGAATCTTAAATTCGCAACCTACGACGCTCTCTTGGCGGCGTTTAGCAAGATGACGTTGGACACGCAAGCTAGCCCGAAGTTGCAAAATTGGCTATTGTATGGCAACCAATTTTCTGGTGGCAACCCTTACATCACCAACTATTTACAGGCTACATCGTATGCCACTTCGATCGTGAATATCTTTTCGATTCAAATGGCACCGATTGAGACATATAGTCATGTGCAAACCGCCTATCCCCCCGAGTTTTTAACTAACATGAGATCCGCATTCATCTCGACCTTCATGATGATTTACGGAGAAATCAAGGAGGAGGTATGTACGAGTGCCAACAATGCTGGAACCTCCTGTTCCGCGGTGAATGGGTCCACTGCTCCACCCATCACGAACACTAACATGTTGACCTACTTGACGGCACTTTTGCATCAAATCGAGGGCAAGGTCTATCAATACACGGGTGAAAGCGATGGAACCGTGTCGGGTTTTCTAGCACAGCTTTATGATGATTTGATGTCCCGATCTTCTCAAGGACTCGGTCAGATTCATTTAAATTTAATTGCTACTGTGTTTCTACCCTACTTTAACTATCTCTATCTCTTGTCGTTCCTCCCAACCGCCCACATTGTCTCGTCGAATCTCGCACCTCGCGACGGCGTCGTTCGTGGTCTAGCCATTCTTAGCATTTATAAGTTCATCTCTTACTTCCTCTTCGGGGTTTATTATGTGATTGCCGAAATTGACCCAGGCCATGCCGTTGTTCAACAACTGTTAAATGTAATTGATATGAACGTCACGTCCTTGTTCAACAATCAAATTGAGAATGTCAACCACACTTTGAAAAACGTTCAAAGCGAATCCAGTCACCAACGCTTGGCGCAAAATATTTCAAATTTGGAAGGGGTCAATCAGCAAATCACCATGGCTCGATCGAACGTAAATAATATCTCCAACAATCAAACTGCCGTCACAAAGCTACAGAGGAGGAATGCCGCATACAAGTGGACTTGGTTGGCCATACTTATCATCTATTTGATCGTTGCCACTGGACTACTCATCATGATAAGCTTCTCCAATTCCGCAGATGCATCACTTCTCATCATCCTCACTTCGGTTCTCCTCGCCATCGTTCTCATTTTCACCCTGGTGTCTTAAAAACTCTTCTTGAGTAAAAGAAGAAGCAAATCATGTCCTATCTATATAATTATGACCTCAATGTAGATGCAAAGAATGACCAGTCCACCAATAAAGAGTTGGTTGCCTTGTTGAATATAGATGCACAAGGAAACACTCGGGACTATGAATTGAATCATGTGTTGAATGATGCATGGCCGGGCGGGCAAGAAACCTTGGTTGTCAATCAAGTTCTCCAAGGCATGGAAGCTAGGTACATGGAAATGCTTTCTCAAATTCAGCTCATCAATAATTTGACGAATCTCACATCATTTGCCCACACGACGTTCAAGACGGAGAACGCACGCATGAACCAGCTTAGGGAACGAACCATCAATGATGTCTACAAAATGAGATCTGGTTACATGAACACGCAATGGAAGATAGGGTATGACAAATATGCGGCCAAGATCCTCAAAGTCACGATCATCATGGTCTGCATCGCCGTGTTGTTCGTCGCCTTTTCCCTTCAAGGGACGTTTGGTTGGGCCATCACGGGCACGGCCTTGGGTCTTCTCGTCACCTTCTATCTCATCGTCATCGTCCTCATGTATCGATCGATGGTCTACCGACGCAAAGACGATTGGACTAAGTTTTACTTTAACCCACCCAAAAACGTTTGAAAAAATAATAACCCACCATAAGATAAATAGACATGGCCCCGCTTCCTAGAAACTTGACCGTCTTTATCGCTTTGGCTTGTGCGGCCATCTTCTTAGCCACCATCATGATTCTAGCTTTGACGATGAGCTTTGGATTTTTCATCATCTTATTCTCTCTTTACATGGTCGGGTGCACGGCGTTCACATACGCATACCTTCTCATGAAAAAAAAAGAGGTCGCCAATGACGTGAACTATCAGTCAGCCTCTTATATCGCGCTTTTCAACACCATCTTCAGCTTTTTCGTGTTTATCATTGCGATCGTGTTGATGTTCTCGAGGGCTCGTCTCAACGGTTTCCGGAGGGGGGCTTTCGGGGCTCCATATTCGTCGGCGTCGTCTGCGCTATGATCTTGAATTTAGAAGATTTGTAAAAAGCTTTTCGCTTATCGAATTGTCTCGGAAAGACCGAGAACTCGTCTAGGATGTCAATCACTGTCGGTGTGTGTTTTCGCTCGCCTTGTTTATCTCGGAGAATGCGGCCGACCGATTGCACGACGTCGGATCTCGGGCTCGCGAGTATTAACGTGTCCAATCCTCGTTGATCGTACCCTTCAGACGCGATCGCATAAGTGGCCAATATAATTTTTTTGGATTCGCACTCGACCAGGGCAGATGCTTTCATTCCACCTAAATAAAGTCCACAGGTGAGATGGGGACATGCCGTGGGAATCAGGGCGCACAACTCGGTCAAGTGGGACCTCCGGTCAGACAAGATGAGCATCTTTCGTGCCGGCTCTCGATCAAAGATGTCTCGAATGCATTCAAGAATGACATCGTTTCGAGGTGGAAACGCCACCAGGTTGTTGATCATGCGCGACACATTGGGTTTCGGCCCGGATGCCGAGTACGACTGGATCGTAGGCGTAGCACAATACTCAGGGGAGGGATGGATGTAGGGAATCACGCGGACCTCGACGTCGTCGTCTTTTCGCTGGGCTGCCGTGTAGAGGACGTCGCCCAAGTGCCAGATGAAGACTTTGGTGAGGCCATCTTTTCGTTGAATCGTCGCCGACAACCCGAGGGTGCATTTGCACGACCCGATTTTTCTCAGCGCTCGGCTAAACACCTCGGCACTCGTGTGGTGCACCTCGTCGAAGATCGCCAGCCCGACGCCTTTAAATGTCTCGGGTGCATACTCTTTCATCGACAAGCTTTGTAAAGATACCAAGAGGATATCTTTGTTCTCCACGTCCACCACCTTTGCCTTGACCATTCCGATGCTGGCGCGAGGCACAAACTGCATGATCCTCTCTTTCCACTGATTCAAGAGAAAGTCCTTGTGCACCACGATCATGGTCTTGCGTTGCACCACCGACATGATGTAGAGTGCCATCGTGGTCTTCCCACCTCCACAATACACATTGAGAATGCCTCCATGTCCGGTCACAGGATCTGACATGGCATTCAACACAAGCTTCACGGGCACCTCTTGCTCCTCTCTCAGGGATCCCTCAAAGACGAAGTCTACCTCGTCGCCATCCGAACGTTTATCGGGGACGACGCCATAGTTTAAAACCCCGTAGAACTTGGGCAGGTAGATGCGCGTGGGGGTCTCTATCCAAAGCTTGTTGGGTTTGACTGGAACCATCGGACCATATCCAGGCGGGGAATAGGGGGTCACTGATAGATCGGTTTTGATCTTGGCATATTCGGTCTCGTCGAGTTGGTCCTTGAGCAAACTATATCCACGCGCAGAGATATACGCCATAATTTTTAAATTGTAAATAAACAGATAATATGTTGTCGATCGCACTTAAGAACGCAATATTGGTGATCCTGATTATTTTAATTCTTCATTTTTTGATCAAGAATTACCTATTGATGCGACAGGAAGGAAACCAGGTGGTCCACGAACCCTTTGAAGAAGTAGCCACAACTACCACAGAAGCAAAATCAACGAGCAGCAGCAAAACCACGTCCCAAGAGGATGAAGAGGTGCTCTATAATTTTATAAAGAAGAACAAAGCTTTAAATGCACAGATTCCTACCTCAGTGCCGTCCAACATTGTGTCAGCACAACCTATCCCAGGAACCGCCTATGATTATCAACCTATGTCCTTCGGTGGCAACTTCGCCCCCATTTAGAGACCACAATATTCATAGATTTGCTTCGCTAGCACGTTCCCGACACCCGGCGTATCTTTGAAGAATTTGACGGCATTGGGGTGTTCTTTCATTTTTTCCACGAATCCTGACATGGTCTCGACTTGATGGGTCGACACGATGGCTTCTGCTTTCTTAATCGAGATGCCAGGGATGCAGCAGAGTTGGTGAATGAAGCATCTGGATTTATCAATGTTTTCTTTCTTTTTGGAGGAGACCGATTGTTGCAAGGCCAAACAAGTCTCATAAGATTTCGGCGGCCCCGTTCCATCCCCTCCTCCCACATACTTGGGCGCTCTCGACGCCATGCACATCAAGAATCGCATGGTTTCTTTCACGTCTTTGGTAAAGATGAACGGGTGCTTGTCTCGAAAGACGGTATTGAGGACCGCCGAGGTGAGCATCTTCGACCGGGTAGAGGCATCCTCGAACGAGAACGATGTGGACCCTTCTAACACGTAGAGAAAGACGCCGCCATCCGAGGATGCACTGGCTCTAGCTTTTTGTTCTGAATATCGTCCATCTTTGATGGAGCTTTCTAGATCGGCCACCGTTTTACGCTCGATCACAAAAGACACTGTGCCATTCACGAAAATGTGAACATCCCCGATGTCCAAGGCTTTCACCTGGACCTCGATCTTCGCATCTTCGAACGCCTTGAGGAGGGCGTGTTCTCGATGGTCGATCACGAGGTCACACATGGCTAACTGCCTATATCCTTTGATCGAGGGTTGTCTTTATGCCGCAACAAAACCCATATAAAAATTGATCGATGTATGAATGTATAGTGTTTATCACGTTGGATATGCACCTAGGGGAAATCTCATTTTGTAACCGGATTGGATTCAATATCAAATCCGACGAGTTTAAAAAACAGATTCTAGATGAGTTGGAACTATATCATCAAAAAATTATAAAAAAACATCATGAGAAATTTATTCCGGATATATCTGTCCCTGTATTGCGATCGATGCCACATTTGATGACGTTGAAGACCAACGGGAATCCATACTACTTGTATTTGACCACCTTCAACGGTGTGAATCAATGCATCTTTATCGACCGCAAGGTTCAACAAGGTTACTTTTATCCGAGGATGGTGATTGTGAAATTCTGGTTTGACGATTCACTGTTCAAGAAGACGTTATTCTCGGGAGAGATGGTCAAGAGCTCGACCGGTTCCTGGTTGTTCCTCATTCACGATTTACTCGTGGATAGTGGGGAGCCTCAGGACTCGGTGAACTTGGTCAAACGACTCAATCGCACCTACGACATCATGGAATCCATGTATACGCCGGATCCGGATCAAGACGTGGCGACGATTCAGGTCAAGCGGCATTTTCATTACGAGGAACACGAGGACATGTTGGGAACCTTCAAATCAAACTTGCCCTATACCTGTCGTGGGGTCTACTTCCGGCCTTTGTTCATCAAGTTCAAAGATATTCTCATGAATTTTGACGAGTCGTTGGTGGTCAAAGTCGAAAAAGAAAAGCACAAGAAATTCACCACCATCGAAGACATTGACCCGCTCCCACCCCCTCCTCCACCACCGCGTCAGCAGGCGAAGGTGATGATGTTGCAAAAGACGGGTCAACCGGATATATATGAAGTTTATGATAAAAACGAGAGTGTCGGGGTTGCATTGGTCAACTCTTTGGAGGTGAGTAAAATGCTTCGCGCCGCCTTTTCCAAATCTACGCCTGTGGATAAGTTTAAATTCAAATGTGAGTTTATCGAGAAATTCAACAAGTGGAGCCCGTTAAGCAATCAGCTTTAACGCGTCTGACAGTGCTTTCTCCATGAGCACTGGATCTAGCTTGGTTTCTTTGTTCACATGGATGTAAATCTTGCGAACTTTGACCTCCTCTTTGTCGGATTGTTCTTCAAAATTGACAAACACGTTTTGTTGAATCTTAAACGACGTGCAATGAATCTTGATCACCTGTTCCAAACTTTGGGTGGAAGGGAACATGTGGTAGGGTATTTTTTCTTTGAGATACTTGCAAACAATCGTGTGGGTCACGGAATCCGTGTCTAGATGGATGGGTTTCTTTCGATAAGTGCGAATCTTGGTCACGTCTTCGATCTCGTAAATGAGGTCTTGGAACTGGTAGCGAACGATCTGCTTTTCGATGCCTTGGCCTTTGCTCTTTTTTTTTATCACGTGTTGCAACTTGGCTTGGAATACCTCGGGCGACACGTCAAATTGTAGGTGCTCTAGATTTGACGCATATATGTGCTCCACGTAATTATCCTTGGATAACATCCTGCCATACGTTTCTACGGCTCATTGTTTTATATCGGTTCGTTTTTTATCAAAAAACGATATAAAAACAAGGGTCGATGATGTATTAAAAAGGAAAGATCCATGTCGACGGTCGAAGCCGAACATGAGGCTCGTGTTAATTTCGTCGACCAGATATGTGTGCGCGTCCCTGAATTGACCGATTTGGAAGCCAAGGATATGGAGATCGGCATCTTCAATTGGTGTATCGACCAGTGCGATCGTCTCCAAATCGCGAAGAATTGGCGGAATCCAAAATTTGTGTCACTCTATCGCGACAAAGCGAGATCGGTCGCGGTCAACTTGGACCCCAAGTCATACGTCGGCAATCCGCGACTCATTCAACGTCTCAAAGCCAAAGAATTTTTACCCCACGACATTCCTTTTATGAATCCACAAAGCTTGTTTCCAGAGCGATGGGCATCCATCCTCGATGCTCGTATGAAAAAAGACATGCACGTGTTCGAAGAAAAACCGACGGCGATGACCACCGAGTTCAAATGTGGCAAATGCAAGAAGCGCGAGTGTGTCTACCAGGAGCTACAAGTGCGAAGCGCCGACGAACCCATGACTCTGTTCATCAGTTGCTTGAACTGTGGCCACAAGTGGAAGATCGGTTAGAGTGGTTCATCAACTTGTTGTTTTTTGATTTGATGGAATCATTGAAATATATAACTTTGGCGTTTTTTTGCTAAAAAACATCTTCGATACGAAATGGATGTAGTGAAAAACCTAGCGATATTCGATAATTTTCTTCCGATGGATTAATAACGGCGTGCCATAGAGGCATCTCATATGTTCCTAAGGAAAATACATTTGTATATGAATCGATATCAGGTACAGCATGGATCTGATGTGATATCGGATGACGATATAAGAACCATGAGACGTTGTTATATTTTGTGAAAACGTGATAAATCCGAAGTTGATTTTGATGATCAGGGTAATTTAAATTTGTATGCCATGGTAAAAATGTTTTAGGGCCATAAACATAGTAGAAACCGGTCATGTGCCCTTTCTTTTCTAGGTTTTTAACGAGATTTTTGTACATGTGTTCGATTGAATTCAATAGAGGATAATGAATGTTATCCACTAAATCATGAAGACTATTTTTTTTTGTCAAGACGAACGATTTTATAAAAGTGGACCGCGCAATTACTTTATCAAAGTTAGAGAAATCTGAAAAATTCCAGATATATTCTTGAAATTCATCATTTGTATTTTCTTGCATACTTGGATGGGCTTTCATATATTCGTGTGCAACATGCTGACAACGAGAAATTGATTCACATACCGGGGCCATATAAACCGGCAAGGACGGCAATCGTTTGACCAAGGGTGCTCTTAATATCGAGTTCACATGATTGTAATCGATCTCTTTATTCGTGCACGTAATAAAATTGCATTTATAAGTTCCTTGAATTTCGCAAGAATTGTCGCTATTTTGTATAAAAATTTTTCCATTGTGAGGACCTCTCAAATGATATCTTAATCCCACCATCATTATACCATTTTGAAGAATCGAAAGTCCTTTCGGCCTTGATGAACTGGGCAATTGTAATTCAACATTGAATTTCTTTCGAACAATGTCGTAGCTAATCACTTGATCGGGTATGGTGGTCATGTATATTTTGCAGCCTACAAAAACAAGGTCGTGGCAAAAGAAAAAATGTTTTGGGATTTCAATCGACCACAAATATTCAAAATTAATATCGTAAACACGAATTGTATTTTTGCACAGTCCTAAAGGACAATTAATATAAATCAAATCATCTTGAATGGTGATTGCGTTCATGTGACAATAATTTTCATTTTCTTTTTGATTTTCAAGAAAACCACCAAATGATTCATTTAAAAGATACTCGCGAACGTAAATGGGTTCATCGATTGTAATATCTTTAAAATAATATCGATTTCCATACGTCAAAGAAGAATCTTCACCGATATTGAGAACCAATACACGTTGTTGAAACGTTTCTATACAATATAACTTTTCCTTATAAACAACGATTACATGCGTTCCATTGTCGACACCTTCGAATTCAATTTTCCAATCGAATATCTCGTTCTCAACAAATTTAAACGAGGCAATAACTCCTCGATCAAACGGTTTTTTATACCTATCATGTTGGCTTTCAATCATTACATCGGTACATCCGTATGGGAAATGAAACACATACCAAGTATTGAATTGGTTGCAAGCTAAACCAAAATAGAGTCCTGCACGTAACAATGTCGATTTATGATTTGAAAATGCATATAATCCATGATAACTCGTTACTAGATATGTGTGATTGGAAATGTCATCTCTCATTTTATAAGTCATTTGGATTTTTTGTACCCACCAAACCTCTTACAAATCTAATCGAAATCACGTCTGTCACGTAAGGTTGAATAAAAACTCTCTCTAAAAATGAGACCCAAACCGTTCGACATTTCGAGTTCAACACTAGATTGAACTTCAGTACTATCTGAATAACCACTAATGCTTACAACATTAGGTGAATTGAACACTACAGTAGGGGTGCCGATGAAACCAATGTAACTAATAAGAGTTACACTCACACAATTTGTTGCCTCCAAAACCCAACTATCAATCGTAAAACCATATTGAAATTCACTGAACTGTATTTCAACCCCATAAGTCATCGTTGGAGGCACGGTGGGTTGGATAGCAGGAGGTCCGCGATTCACCTGCAATGTAAATGTAGGACTAGAGGTTGACGTGACTCCATTTACCGTTGACTTTGCAGTCAGACTATAGATCCCTGCCGTGAAATTATACCATCCAAGACCACTTACTAAGATTATCAGTTGATCATAGTTATAATATGACATTGTTCCTGAACTATTAAATAACCCCTCTACTGATCCAGTGAAATAATTCGAACCATATCCGATAGTAACCTCGTTAGCTCCTTCGCCACTTAGTGTGGGTGCAGGAGGGGCAATAGCTGAGGTACCCGTTTTGTTTTCTGCATTTGTTTGGTCTTGGTACCCGGAAAGCACGTTTTTCGTGTTGATGGTGAAGACTGGAAAA